CTCTTGAAAGTAAACTTGGCAGCTTCGCGTAGCCAGATGTGAAACAGGGCGTTCTGGGACAGACCACGCAGTGAAAACACTTTGCAGTCCATCCCCTCGCTTGAAAACGCTATCGACAACTGGCCTTCCTTCCGTAATACCGTCATGGCAGACCGGAAGACAGTCTTTAAATCGTCCTCATTGTTGACAGAGTGAGTTTCCATCAGAACGGTATGTCATCATCAAAGTTATCAAACTGAGGCATTGGTGAGCTTCCTGCTACGTCCTGCTTAGTAGCCTCAACTGACTCAGGGGTGTACACAAGCTCTATGGTCACAGCGACTATCTGTGTCTTCCACACCTTGTGCTTCTGACCATCCCCAAAGTCCTTATCGTAACTGGAGTTCTGTAGACGGCCCTCTACATAAAGCCTAGAGCCTTTATGGACATACTTAGATATGAAGTTATCCACAACCGCCCCGAATGCTACGCAGTCGTGATAAGTGGCTGTGTCTTTGAAGTTGGTAGCAAGTGAGAAGTTAGCTACCGCTGTGTCTTTTGCTTGCCTGATGCTGGGATCTTTCACCACTGTACCGACAATAATCGCCTTGTTTACGCCTTTCATATCTTTACTCCATCCCATTGGAACTTATCAACGCCCTCATCAATCAACAGGACGGCCTCTTGTAGATTTGTTACTAGCTCATTAATCAGGTCATCATCCCTGTAGGTGCGAATCATAAATGGCCGCATCTTTGGGTGGTAAGACATGAAATCCCAAAAGCCTCGACCCGTAACAAACATACAACCCTGAACCTGTAGCAGATACTTGGAAGGCAGCTTACCTGCTCTCAGGTATTCAACGTGCGTACCCTGTAACGGGCATTTGATCTCTAGCCCACCTATCAATCCACGGTCACACTTAACGTCTATCAGCCCATCAGGACTGCATCCGACTTCCATGTTTGGGTGCTTGATAAAGTCCACCTGCCTTACATCAACCTCTTCAATAAGCTGATACATGGCTCTGGCTTCATCTTCCAGGCTAGTGCCTCGCTCCATTGGCTCGGTGATTTTGACGTAGGTTGGGTCACCAGTGAGCTTCTCTGCTATTAGGGCGTTCACATAGCCGTTAAAGGACGTGCTACGCTTACCCGCAGTGGTGACTACCTTGCTGAAGTTTGATGCGCTTGGGACGCCCAGACGCGCTCTCAGCCACTCCTCAGTGCCTTGACCTCCACAATCTATTTCTCTAGACATCTGTATTCTCCTTTTTAACGATCTGTTTCAGTTTTCTAAATATGTCTAGCTCTCGGCTCAAAGCAATACTGCTGATATCAGACAGATCTTTATCGTCCAGATCACCACACAGATCGTTGTAAGCCACATAAATTAGGGTGTAGAGGGCTTCATACTCAGCCCCCTCAATAACAAACTCTTCCTTTGATTCCTTCACTATAGTTAATTTAGACATCTGTAATTATCCTCATAATATGTTGGTGTTAATTCGGGAAGGTTGGTTGCCCTGCTATCTTCAGACGTTTGCTTGCGAGTCCGAAAAAACCCGTCATGGTCAGGGTAAGCAGCCATGAATCGCCTTGCGTAAAACGCCCTATAGTTGTTGTTGAGCTTGAACCTAGCGTCCTTCAGGTGTTCGTTCGCGCCAATCATTATGTCCTGCTCCCACCTGATTCTCTCGAATATGGCGTTGACAGAGTAATTCTTGAAGCCCTTACGAAGTACCTCAAACGTAAACCGCTTGAACAGATCCCAGACTATCGGGTGTTGTCTATGGAAATCCTCCACCTGCTCCCGCATCTCTTCCTTGCGTGTCTTAGGCATCCGCAGCCCCTTGCTTCTCTAGCTTCTTGTTCAGCATTGCTAGAGCTGTCTCATACTGATTTGCAGGCAATTGATCTAGCTTCTTGATATTGAACGCCTGACAGAACTTAGACTCTTGGGTCTTGGTGTTGACCATCAAGTCCACTATCTCTCGCGCCTGTTCTGGAGTGATTGTGCGTTCTTTCTCTTGTGGAACGCCTTGATTTTGAAAAATGTAAAATCCGAGTCCAAACATACTCATATTTTTGGTAAAGCACCTCATACGGGTGTCAGATATGTCATCGCAGCTTGGGTTCTGGATAGCCTGATTCTTGTGATCGGTGACAGCAAGCCACATTGGTCTGGTTATGCCATTGATCTCCATTTCTGTGTGGACAGTTACTGAACCGTCACCATGCACAACGTCCGGTAGCTCTCGGAACTGGGCCTCTGGATAGTGTTCCATCAGGGTTGCCCAAGCATAGTTCCAAGGCAGGTAGTCAAACCTGCCCTTTGTCTTCTTGTGTTCATTCACATTGATGGCTGAGAGAGTGTCCCAGATTGTTTTGGCTTCACTCATCGTCAGTGCTCCTCAGTTCTTCAGTATGAATATTGATCTCTCGCGCAATGCCATCGCCAATATCTTCACAAAACTGGTTTATAACCGTTCGGATAGCCTCGTCGTGGCTTGCTATGTGGGGGTTGCGGATAAAATCAACTAACGATCTCGCCTCGTCATCCCTAATGACAATGTAACTGGTTTTCTTAATAGTCATAATTAATCTCCTTTTTTAGATCGGTAATCGTCCAGCTCATAAACCTCATGGTCGTAAGTTTTAAGCGATTGTTCAGCCATATCATACTGATGGATGATCTCGTCTTCCCTTGCATCAAGCTCACTTTGCGCCATTCTTCTTAAATTTCTCTGAAGTTCTATGGCAAACTCTGTGTGATTTTGATCTCTCGCGATGTCCATCACCTGATCAACAAAATCAGCACTGTCACCATACATAACGACTGCCTGAAAAAAGTAATCTGCTTTGTCTCGATCACTGAGCAAATGGTCAATAACGGCATCAAGCACTTCATTATCAGCTTGCTTGACACCCGCATCACGGTCATACAGGTCAGTAATATTGTCCTGAATGATCTCTGAAATGGTGGGCTTACGGGGTGGGGGTATATCGAATGGATCTGACATAATTTGTCCTCGTAGAATAATAAAATAACGTGTTGCAGGTGGATCATTACAAATTATCGGCCATCAATCAATAACTTTAATAAATAAATGCAGGCAATAATCTGTAGGCAATACTAGTCATTAGATGGTTTGGGACACCTCACCACCTCTAGCCCTTTACCTTGTAGCCAACCTATCGTCTATTGCAGAAACAGTTTGCCTGTCTATTCCATGGCTGCCCTGTCTGGCCCCTCACTAAATCCCAACTGGGATAATAAAAATCCTAACTGGGGTAATTGTGTCCCATAACTCTGTTTGTTTACCTGGCAGTTAACCGGCAACGCTCCCATCAATCGCGGACTTTAGGTAGATTTCAGCTTCGCAGCATCAAGATTGGTAACGTCGATCTCGTAGAAACCCGACCAACAAGAGATATCATTGAACGTCATTGAACGTCATTGACAGAGGAGATATAATTCAGGAACTGACTCGATGGTCGTTTCTGAGATCACGACTGTCAAATGAGCTTCGCAAACTCAAGTCGGTATCTGGATCTTACTCAAATGCTGTGGGTCTGTCCAGCGACTAGGTTTATCCCCTTGCCCTAGTCCGTACCTTGGGGGCCGCTTGGCCCCTTGGGTGCACCTAAAGTCCAAGCTTCTTTTTTTAGGGGTTGCATGTTTTTTGCCAAAAAAACCTTCGGGCATGAGCTAGGTTTAACATGTGCCTTTCGGCAATGGAGAGCTGATAGCCATTGCAATTTGATCCACGGCTATGCCCTCCAATTTGAGTTTACATTCGGTTGCGGCGAACTTGATGAGAGACAATGGGTGGTGGACTTTGGTGGCCTCAAGCCACTCAAAGAATGGTTGGCGCACATGTTTGATCACACGTACTTAGCTGCCGCAGATGATCCCCAAATGGATACTTTTCTGGATCTAGCAAAAAAAGATTTGGTAGACCTTAGAATAGTATCTTCTACAGGTTGTGAGCGGTTCGCTGAGTTGGCCTTTCGCGAGGGGGATAAAATTGTCAAAGAATTAACTGCTAATAGCTGCTGGGTTCACAGCGTAGCTGTGAGAGAGCATCAAGCCAATGGCGCAATATTTGAGAAGAAACCCCATCCTCCAGTAGCAATCCCCCATCATACAACCAAGCAGTAGCATTCACTCCAACAGTGTCTTGATGTCTTTTCGCGCCGATTAATTCGGAAAGCATGCTTACCGGACAAAAAACAAAAAAACTGTCCTTGACGTTGGTCCGACAATATGTTCGGGCATATTTGGAATGTGCCGGAAAATCAAGACAAGTCTGAAAAGTCTGAAAAGTCCTATCACCGGACAAAACTATTAACTATTGTCCGTTTGCACACTATTCACAGTTAGACCGTTTAATTGGCGATATCATGCAATAATCACGTATTTCTGTGGGAAATAGACGTAACCAAGCCTTTCAGAGCGCGTACAAGGAACGATCTTGCGAAAGTAATACCTAAGCATAGGCAAAAAAAAGGGCCTTTACAGGCCCTTAGAATAATCGGTTTATGATATATTGTATTTTGTTTTCATTGATAGACTCCCAGAATGTCGTAGATAATAAAAATGAGAAAAGCCCCATATCCTAAAAACAGAATAAACTCACGCCAAGATCTAGTGCCTGTTAAAGTGTAAACCACCGCGCAAACTATTGATTTAATTAAATTCATGCTAAACTATCCCCTCGTTTGATGTTCTTTAAAAATTTATTTAAATGCCGCTAACGCGACATAATCGTTATTGATGGGTAGTTCGCCAAATCCGATAAACTCACAATCTGGATAGTGCTCATCCAAGAATATTAGAGCAGCTTCTTTGTAATCTCGATTGTGACCTCTCGCAATGACGGGAATAATCTTAGACTGCTTATAGTCAGTAATCTTCCATCTTGCGTCCCTGTTGTCAGTAGGGGCTAAGAATCGAATCGTCAAGGTAATCATTATTCACCTCCTTGCCACTCGATTTTTTCACCAAGCAATGACGCTATCGCCTCTTCAGCGATTAATCGCAATTGTTTCTTTTCCCATTTCTCAGCAGCCGCGCCATTCAACAGCAGGAATGATTCGGGATATTCCAGGATGTCGCCGGATTCGTCGATGATCTGCCTACTGTCAAAGTAAATAACTAAATGTTGATGATTGCCTGTGCTGGTAAAGTGTACGTCAATCGGCTTGCCGAGCGCGGTGAATGTAAATTCTAATGACATAATATGTTCCTATTGAATAAATTAATAAGCTTTCACCCAAAAAGGAGGCATATAGCCTCCTTGATAGGTTTATTGAGGGGGTTCGGGGAAAACTAAAATAGTCCGAATACGCTTGTTTTTTTAGTGCGTTTCATCTTGCCATCTTGATAGATATATATGGGGACATGTAGAAGACCATCTGGCCGCCCAGTTTTCGTACGAACGTGATATCTCTGGCCTTCAATACCTTTAAAGTCGCGGAGTCTCTTTTTAATATGGGATAAACCTAAATTACTCTGTTCGTCAGATATGTAGTACATGGTTATGTTTCCTCTGTTGAATAATATGTCACATTGCTAATATACCATATCCACAAAAAAATACAATAGTTTATGTTATTTAATTTCACAAGATGGGTCGATTGGTTGCCAGAAAGACACACACACCCTAATACTGTATGTCCGTACACTGTATGCATAGCCAGCACTGTATAAAAACCCATACTGTATATCTGTCCAGGCTGTATAAATATCAGGGGGGGAGGGGGTAGGCCATGCTGTAATAATTATAGTAGCCCCCCAAACTTGCAAGAGAGTAAAACCTGACTACAATACGCCTATGACTGAATTAGCTAAGACAGAACCTAAGAACCTTGGTGGTAGGCCTCGTATTGAGTTGACTGAGGAGCAGATAGAGAAGCTGAAGATCATGGCTCCTTATCTGACCATAGAAATGATGGCTGACTCCTTACAAGTTAATAGGGCTACTTTTCAGGAAATATTGAAGAGAGATCCCGTGGTTTCTGGTATCTATCAACAATATAAGTCGGAAAAGGTAGCTCAGGTAGCCTCTAGCCTCGTAGGGAAGGCTATGGAAGGCGATACCCGCGCAGCTATGTTCTATCTAAGGACTCAGGGAAGATGGCGTGAGGAGGCTCACAGTGCGTCTGAGAGGCCCCAGATCCAAATCAATGTTTCGTCTATGCCTCAGATTGAGGAAGTCAAAGGTGATGTAATTGAGCCAGAAGCTGATTGACCAACTGTCTTTGCATGAAGGTGTGAAGAAATTTGCTTATCAATGTCCTGCTGGCAAGTGGACGATAGGTGTAGGCCGTAATATTGATGAAGATGGTGGTATCGGGCTGTCTGACGGTGAGATTTATGTCTTGTTGAGCAATGATATTGCCCGTGTAGATGAAGAATTGGATGATGCCTTTGAGTGGTACAGTTTATTGGATCAGGTTAGGAAGGATGCTTTATGTAACCTGTCTTTTAACCTTGGTATGCCCAGATTGATGAAGTTCCAGAAGGCTTTAGGACATCTTGCTGCTGACCGATACAAAGAGAGTGCCGAAGAGTTCCTGGACTCTCTATGGGCCACACAGGTAGGTCAGAGGGCGTTAGATGTTGCTCATATGGTTGAATTTGGAGAATATCCCGAATGAAAGGCGTAAAACATTACAAGAAGGACGGTTCCGTACATAAAGGAAGCTCACACAAGATGGCTGATGGGACTTTGCATTCTGGTAAAACTCATACCAGTAGTAGTGTGAAACTCTTTCATTACGGTGAATTATCAAAGAAAGCGCAAGAAAAGGCGCGTAAAAGCTGGAGGTAGCTATGCCTGGTATGTATGGAAGGCCAATGCCAAAACCTAAGAAAAAAAAGAAAAAGAAGCAAACTCGCGGAAGGTAGATGGCTAGACGCTTTGCAAAGGTTCCCAAGACTAAACGGGGTGTCCCTGTTAAGTATGTGCGCGGTGCTAAAAACAAGAAAGCAACTGAAGACGAGATAAAGTCTACAGCCAAGAAATATCGGGAAGGCACTCTGACTAAAGCAGAAATGGATGCTATATCCAAGAAGAGGGCAAAGAGTGGCAAGAAAAAAAGCAAAAAGCGCAAAAAAAGCTAGTGCAACTACCCTAGCGTCCATATCCAAGAAGCATAACATCCCTGTCAGCATTCTTAGTCAGGTCAAGAAAAGGGGTATGGGTGCTTACTATTCTTCTGGGTCACGACCTGGAGTTACCGCAAACCAGTGGGCTATGGGTCGTGTAAAGTCTTTTGCTACGGGCAGAGGTGGTGCGCGTAAAGCAGATGCTGATTTGTGGAAGAAGGTCAAAGCTCGTCGTAGTGCATGAACCTTGATATTCAATTACTTCCTTGGCAACAGGCTGTCTGGAACGATCCTACGCGCTTTAAAGTAGTTGCTGCGGGTCGTAGGACGGGTAAATCACGCCTTGCCGCCTATCTGATAATGGTCAATGCCCTACAATCGGACAAAGGTCATGTATTCTATGTAGCTCCTACTCAGGGGCAAGCCAGAGACATCATGTGGAATCTTCTACTCGATGTCGGCAAAGATGTCATCAAGAACTCCCATGTTAACAATATGCAGATTACTCTGCTAAATGACGTAATTATTTCCCTCAAAGGTGCTGACAGACCAGAAACCATGCGGGGTGTGAGCCTGTCTTATCTTGTAATGGACGAGTATGCAGACATGAAACCTGATGTCTGGGAACTAATATTAAGACCTGCACTGGCTGACAGATCTGCTCCTGCCCTGTTTATCGGGACTCCAATGGGCCGTAATCACTTTTATGAGTTGTATCGTAATGCTCAACTGGGTGATGACCCAGACTTTGCTGCATGGCACTACACCAGTTACGACAACAACCTGATTGAGCGAGAAGAGATAGATCGGGCTAAGAAATCCATGTCCTCATACGCTTTCAGGCAGGAGTTTATGGCATCTTTTGAGGCCCGTGGCTCTGAGATGTTCAAAGAAGACTGGGTGTTTTTTGATGAACATGAACCTCCAGGTGATTATTACATAGCCATTGACCTCGCGGGTTTTGAGGAAATGGGTAAGAAAAACAAAACTAAAAACCTAGATAACACTTCTATAGCTGTTGTAAAGGTCAATCAGGAAGGCTGGTGGGTTGCAGATATGATTGTGGGTCGGTGGACTCTAGACCAAACAGCAGTAAAGATCTTTCAAGCTGTACAGGAATATAGACCCGTATCAGTAGGAATAGAAAAAGGTATTGCAAAACAAGCAGTTATGAGTCCATTGAGTGATTTGATGGCAAAGTATGCCAGATATTTTCATGTGGTAGAGCTAACACATGGTAATCGCAAGAAGGTAGATCGTGTGATGTGGGCGTTACAGGGCAGGTTTGAGAACGGACTTATTGCCTTAAATAAGGGCGATTGGAACTATCAGTTGATGGATGAGCTATTTCAGTTCCCTGATGTGCTTACACATGACGATATGGTGGACTCCTTAGCATATATAGACCAACTTGCGAAGGTAGCGTATTCTACGCACTTTGAAGAAGACACCTTTGACGTTTTAGATAGCGTAGCAGGGTATTGATATGATTGAGCAAGAATCATTTGCCTACCAAGAGTCAGCTAGTACTTGGGTTATGGACAAATGCAACTCATGGCGTAACTTCTATTCAAATACTTATGAAAAGAAGTTTGATGAGTACAATCGCCTTTTTAGGGGTCAATTTTCTGACGAAGATAAAACGAGAGAGTCAGAGCGATCTAGACTGGTATCTCCTCTTTTACAACAAGCCGTAGAGTCTGGTGTATCTGAGATTGAAGAGGCCACCTTTGGTCGAGGTTCGTTCTTTAATATCAAAGATGATCTGCAAGACCAAGAAACCGCAGATATTGCCTATTTACGCAATCAATTACACAAAGATTTCAGTCAGACTAAAGTTCGTAAGGGTGTGGCCGAATGCCTTATTAACGCTGCTGTATACGGTACAGGTATAGCAGAAATCGTAATTGAAGAGGTAAAAGAGGCCAAACCCGCTACTCAACCCGTTATGGACGGGCAGATGACAGCTATTGGCGTGAATATTGCGACACGCACCATTTGTAGGCTTAAACCTGTTCAACCCAGAAATTTTCTTATAGATCCTGTTGCTGTCTCTGTTGAAGAAGCAATAGGCGTGGCCGTAGACGAATATGTGCCTTATCACCAAGTAGAACAACTCCAAGAGGTCGGTGTCTACAAGGACGTAGACATTACCCTTGCCTACCAAGACTCTGATATAGACGCAGACCCCGAACTGTCTAAACAACCAGAAGATAAGATTCGTCTTACTAAATATTACGGCCTTGTTCCAAAAGAGCTTATGGAGCTTGAGGAAGAGTTTGAGGCTGAAGAAGACGATGGTATGTATATCGAGGCTATTGTTGTTGTAGCTAACGGCGGTATATGCCTCAAGGCAGAACGAAATAACTTTATGATGGGTGACCGCCCTATTGTGGCGTTTCCTTGGGATATAGTACCTGGCAGGTTTTGGGGACGAGGAATATGCGAAAAAGGGTATAGCTCTCAAAAAGCCTTTGATGCAGAGATGAGAGCGAGGATTGATGCTCTTGCTCTGACTGTCCATCCCATGATGGCTATGGATGCAACCCGTATTCCCAGAGGCACTCAGCCAGAAGTCAGGCCAGGTAAGTTGCTTTTAACTAATGGCAATCCCCAAGAAGTCTTGCAGCCCTTTAACTTTGGAACAGTTTCACAAATTACATTTGCTCAAGCCGATGCACTGCAAAAGCTAGTACAGACTGCTACAGGGTCTATAGATGCTGCGGGTATTCCAGGATCTATTAATGGAGAAGCTACAGCAGCAGGTATCTCAATGAGTCTGGGGGCGATTATAAAGCGAACAAAGCGCACCCTGATTAACTTCCAAGAGTCTTTCTTGATACCGTTTGTTACCAAGGTGGCGCACCGATATATGCAGTTTGAGCCTGAAATGTATCCCGTAAACGACTACAGATTCCAAGTTACAAGCTCTCTGGGGATTATAGCCAGAGAATATGAAGTCACTCAGCTTGTTCAACTTCTACAGACTATGGGGACGGACTCTCCGCTGTATCCTGTTCTTATTCAATCAATTATAGATAATATGAACATCTCTAATCGTGAACAGCTTGTACAGGTTATTGCACAGGCATCGCAGCCTAATCCACAGGCTCAAGAGGCAGCACAAGCACAAGTACAGTCGCAACTACAACTCCAAGGCGCACAAAGCGCGGCTCTTGCTGGTCAAGCAGTTGAATCACAGGCTAGAGCCAGAAAACTTGATGCAGAAACCAGAGCAGTGCCTGTTGAACTGGAGGTTGATCAGATTAATGCTGCTACCAAGAATCTTGCTGTTGGCGATGCTGATGACAAAGAGTTTGATCGTCGTATGCAGGTAATAGATAGATTAACTAAAGAGAAACAGTTAAATCTTCAACAAGCCATACAAACGACACGCGCTCCGCAGACAGAAGCGCGGCCTAACTAATGGAAGAGAATGATTATGAAATCTTCCAAGAGATGTTTCTAACAGAAGGTTGGAAAAAAGTTATAGAAGATTTAGAGCAGTTGAGAGAGATAAATAATGATCTGCAATCAACGCATACGCTTGAAATGTTATATAAAAATAAAGGAAAATTAGAAATTATAGATATTTTGCTGAGTCTTGAGACTACAGCAGAGATGGCAAAAACCGAAGAGGGTAGCAATCTAGAGTGGTGGTCTGATGTTAGTTCGTGACTTTGAATGCACTGATGGTCATACCTTTGAAAGATTTGTTCCACATGGAACAGATATTTTAGATTGTCCTTTATGCGGTAAAATTGCAAAACGAATCGTTTCTGCTCCAATCTTTCACCTTGATGGATGTAGTGGACATTTTCCTACTGCGTCTGAGAAGTGGGTAAAGAAAAGAGAAGAAAAGATAGCATTAGAACGTAAGGCAGCCGAGTAAAAGTCCTGCGGGTTAGAGAGCCCAATGGGTAGCCAATACAAGGTCTTAGGAGTTTAATGATGGCTAAAATTATAGATCCAGTTAAGGCAGATGAAGATGTTAACGCTTCTGTCTCTGATGAGCCGCAGGTTCAAGAAGAGGTAGCAGGAGTTCCAGAGCAATATCGTGACAAGTCTCCTGCTGAACTTATTAAGATGCACCAAGAGTTGGAAACAAAACTTGGTAATCAAGGTAATGAGTTGGGAGAGCTACGCGGCGCGAAGCAAGAAGTTACGGAGCTTAGGAAGGTAGTTGATGAATTTATTCTTAACCAATCAAATAGTGATAAGGCCAAGGAACCTGCCCAAGAGGTAGATTTTTTTGCAGACCCTGATAAAGCTGTAGAGGATAAGATTGCTAATCACCCTCTCATAAAAGAGGCCCAGCAAACTACTCTTCAGATACAGCAGAATCAGGCAAAGCAAGTTTTACTGGAGAAGCATCCAGATGTTGCTGAGATTGTCCAAGACCAAGCGTTTGTAAACTGGGTTCAGGGCAGTCCAATCAGAAAAGAGTTGCTAACCAGAGCAGATCAACAGTTTGATTCGGCTGCGGCTGATGAGCTGTTTTCTAACTGGAAACAACTAAAGTCAATGTCAAAGACAACTGACAGTTCTGAAAAAGATGTCAGAAAAGAAACTTTGAAAAAGGTATCTACTGGCGGAGCAACTGGAAGCACTGAAACACCTGGTAAAAAGATCTATCGTAGGGCGGATATTATTGAACTTATGAAAACTGACCCTAAGCGTTATCGAAGTATGGAGCCAGAGTTTAGACTCGCCTATGCGGAGAAGCGTGTCAGATAAGGTGACTTAGATGGCTAATGAAACTTCAGGTACTTATTTTACAGCCAATGCTGCTGTAGATAAGACTGCTGCTGGTACATTCATTCCTGAAATATGGAGTGACGAAATAATTGCTGCTTATGAGAAGAACCTGAAAATGGCTCCTCTTGTAAAAGTTTTGAACTTTTCTGGTTCAAAAGGCGATGTAATTCATGTTCCCAAACCAACTCGTGGAAGTGCTAATGCAAAAGCAGAAGCAACTGCGGTAACAATTCAAGCAAGCCTTGAAACCGAATTGCAGGTTACTATTAACCGTCATTTTGAGTATTCACGGCTGATTGAGGACATTGTAGAAGTACAGGCTCAAGCAAGTCTGCGAGCTTTCTACACGGAAGATGCGGGTTATGCGCTTGCCAAGCAGGTTGATGATGATCTGTTTCGAGCAGGTACAGGCTTTGGCACAAGCACATTAGACATGACTGTCGTAATCGATGGCTCTACCGCTGCTGGTACAGCTTTTGAAAACGCCAACTCTTTCTTTGTTGATGCGTCAAACGGTCTAACCGCGTACACCGACGATACCGTTGTAGCAGCAGACGTATTTACAGACGCGGGATTCCGCGCTCTGATAAAGAAGATGGATGATAATGACGTTCCTATGACAGATCGCTCATTTATTATTCCACCTACTCTGCGATCTGCAATCATGGGTATTGAGCGTTATGTGAGCGCAGACTTTACCTCACCTCAAACTACTCAAAGTGGTTTGATTGGACAGTTATATGGAATAGATATCTATGTATCATCCAACTGCCCAGTCATTGAGGATGCGGGTAGTAACAGTTCTGGAGCTAAAGATATTCGCGGTGCATACCTTATTCATAAGGATGCAATTATGCTTGCCGAGCAGATGGCTGTAAGGTCACAGACTCAGTACAAGCAAGAGCATTTATCAACGCTTTTCACAAGCGACACGCTCTATGGTGTACAAGCCTATCGTCCAGAAGCAGGATTTATTCTCTGCGTTCCAGACGTATAAAATGAGGCATGGAGGGGGGCTTTGCCCCCTTCTTTTATCTCATGGCTCAAGATCCTAAGCTAAAAAAAGCTGGAGTCTCTGCTTATAACAAAGCTAAGAGGACTCCAAATCACCCAACCAAAAGCCATGTTGTTGTTGCCAAGAAAGGTGACAAGACTAAATTAATAAGGTTTGGTCAACAGGGCGTTACAGGTGCGGGTAAGAATCCCAAGTCTGAAAAAGAC